AATTGCCGATCATTTTGCCGATCCTTAACAGCAACCATTGTATCCTTTGCGCGACATATTTGCCGATAATGTAGCTGGAAGTATACATTATCGGGTTGTTGCCGACCATTGACATCTGTTCACCACATTATACCCGATAGGGAATAAAATACCCGATTATGCGCCAGATTATACCCGATAGGGAATAAAATCTGAGCTACTCCCCTCCCTCATAGGAAGGAGGAGAGTTCACTTAGAATAACCTTAACAGCATAGCTTGCGCTACACTTTGCGGTTGCATGCACTCTACAATCCGATTGTGTAGTGTGCAAAGAAAATTGTAGCTACGGAGCTAGGAATCGAACCTAGAAAATTCTGCTGCTCTACCAATTGAGCTACTCCGTACCTGAAATTACTTTTTGCCCTTTCCCATTCTCTTCCACACTACGTTGGCTCTTTCCTGACATGTCGGACACTTGTGCGGCTTGCATGGCGTAAGACAGGATGGGCATCTATGGGATTTATTCATGGTTTGTTTTTATATCAAATGTTCCATTCGCACAAATTAAAATTTGGTCGGTTCTGAAGTGCCTTACCCTGCCGTCATTCAGGACAATTGCCCACACATCGTTGGCGAATGTGCCGCCATCCCTCACATAGATTGCCATGCCGTCTCCCATGTCTGTATGCACTGGGATCGGATTATTAAATTCGTTAATCATCAGTCCGACATATCAACAAATTCCATCGCGTCAACAATGGATTGCAATCTGTTCCTTCCTTCCCTTGGTTCAGGTTTCGCTTCGGTCATCGTCGCCACAGCACCGCCGCGCAATCGCATTAGGTAGACCAGCATGGACAATGAATCCAAAGCGTCAGGAGACTTGCTGCGCGTCCGCTTGCAGTACTCTCCTTTGCTCTCCACCCTCACCATTCCGGCCCCCTTCTGCTTGTACCTCCGGCTTGTTGCCTGCCTGATCAGATCCTCGTTGCGGAAGCTTGGGCTGATCTTGAGGTAGTCAAATTCCAAATACTTTGACAAACCAAACAAAAGCTCTGTGACAACGCCGTTGTACAGCTCGTTAGCCCGCTTGCTGTCGTCTCCGAGAATGTGGTACTCGCTCGCGGCCCACGAATAATTTACGCCCATCACCTCGCTGCCGTAGAGCGTGCATAGCGAGTCATGGATTCCTGCCCCGTTGCCTGTGCGGTCTACTACCAGCCAGTTAGGGCCAATCTTCATCTGCTTGGCAAACTTGATGATTGCCTGCGTCTGTTCCAGCGTTGCGCGTTTCGGGAATGGCATCTGGCTATCGAGTTGCAGAACGACCCTTGGCTTGGCAAAATCAATGAAGCGTCCAGATTGCGGAGTCCACCCGTCAGAAAGCCCAAATCTGCCATACGAACACATTACCTGATCGTTCCCCTCCAGAGCCAAATCAAACGCTGCCATCGGCACTACAGGCCCAATGAACCGTACTACGCCGAGGCTGTTGTCCATCATTGCAGGCGTGATGATTCCCATTGCCTGTCCTTCCTCTGGGAACCAACCGCGAGCCATTGTCATGGCCTCCGCTGTCCGGCCACGCGACATGTATCCCATGTATCCTTGGTATGTCTGGAGTCCGGCGTACACGATCCGGCGTTCGATCACGTTCTCGCACCTAGACGCATCGAGGCGCAGCACATGATAGCCTTCCTTACTCTCCCACTCAAAGTCGTCCTCGCAATCAACGGATGCCCAACCATTGACAGGCTCGCACCGCTGGCCGAATGCGCTGGTTCGATCCTTGGGATTACTCGCCCCAAAGACCTTGATGTGTCCGGCGTATTTTTCGGTGTCGGATGTTGACAAGATGTTGTTGATGCCCTCCCACACGCCTGCCGGAATCTCTTCCGCCTCGTCCAATACAACGTGAGTACGAGACAATCGACCCCATAACTTGTGTTCCGCGCCGAACCGTGGTGTCGGATGGTAGCCGCGCAGCGTACCATGTCCAGATTCCCCTTTTGGTATGGCAACAAGCTGGATTCCATTTTTGTTGTCCGCCGTGACCTGAATACTGGTGGCCTTGTCTTCCTGATCGGTGATCGGCCTAACCAATGCCGTACGATGGAACGTCTTGATGTTTGCAAATATGTTTCGCTCGGCGTGTTCTTTTGTCAGTGAAATTACTTTGATGCATGTGTATTCAGGATCTCTCCACCAATCCAAATAGAACCATGCGCCTGCGCTAAAGCTCTTTCCCATAGCTCCGGCTCCCTGAACCAAAACCTGATCATGATCGAACAGGCAACGCCATGTGTCCCTACCGCTGCGCGGCCTCCAATCGTACACCTCCGAACCCCACAGGACAGTGGCAGCAGCCTCAAAGTGGTTGTGATCCAACAGGTGCTGGACATACTTGCGGACAATATCCTCGGCAGTTTTCACGTTAATCTCGTCAACCTGCACGGGGTTTTCGATTGTCTTTAGGAGCAGGTACTGCGCCGCATACAGGATGCCCATGTCCTCGTCGCGGTCAGCTTCCTTGCGGATGTTTGTGGCGTGCTGATGGTAATATTTCCGGCTGTGCGGTTGTGTAATTGTATATCCCGTGTCGTTCATATCTTGTATTGGCTGATCAGTCTGTTATCGTGTCACTATGTATAACCAGCATGACGATGCGCAAGCTTTCACTTTTACAGAAGCCTCCAAACTGGCTGTTGCTGGCGAAGAATTCAGCCACATGGTTAAGCTGATGAATCCAGATACAGCATTGCGTCTAAAGATATTTGTCCAGCAATTGCCGGACGACATTCGCGAGAAAACAATATACGGAAAAGCAGTTGGTTCCTTGCGACCAAAGTCAGCTAAGAGAAAAACTTAGTCCAGAATGGTTGGCCATGTGGCCTTGATTTCCGGCAGAGTGTCAGGAAGAACGGTCTTGGTAACGTCACGAAGCTCTTGTTTGGCAGCGGCAATTTCTGCTTGCTTGGTTGCATCGGCTTGTTCAACCGCCTTCATAAAATCAATATCAAGTGACGCGAGCTTTGGCTTCCTAGCTGCGCGGAACTTATTAAGGTGTATGCTTTTGCAGGCAGGAATGTCCGCAACCGCTGCACCGTCCGCATAGACAAACCCGTCGAAGTAGTCGTTATCCACTCCTTCTAAGCTATCCACAATGACAAATGTGGTCATCGCCGGAACATCTTTGATGGCATCGTTGACATCACCCACTGGCATAATGACTGCAAGTTTGTTGTTTTGCTGTGGATAGATGATGAAGGACATATGATTAGTTTCCGAAAATTACGACATCGACTTCCTGCGATTCCTGCGGCGTGTTTGCCGCATTAGTTAAGATACGGCAAGTTGTAGTGGTTTTGGTGTAAGGAGCAAGGATTCCCGACGAAGATCCAGTTGTTGTTAGTGCATTACTGTTTGATCCAACCATTACATAGTTTAAATCTGCCATTGTGATCGACAGATTAATTGTGTAATCACCTGTGCCGTTCCTTGTGATGCTTGAGACGCTATAGGAAGAACGGATTGTTAGTGTGTATGAAAGAGTTCCGTTTGCTCCCGTTGCTGCCGTGACAAAGGTAAATGCATCAACTCCCGTAACCGTAATGACAACCGTCCCATTGACTCCTGTGTCTGTGGCAGATGACACAACGATAGTGTTTCCTGTAGCTAGACCGTGTGCAACCGAGGTCACAGTGACCGTTGTGGTCGTCCTCGTATAACTTTTGCCAGTAACAGCGGTTGGTAGCCCAACAAAATTTACCCATGCTTTCGCAATCTGCTTCTGCTCGTTGGTTCCTAGCTTGGCGGCAGTGACCACGCCATCAGCAATCTTTGCAGTGGTCGATACAGCCCCATTAGCAATTGCGCTTGCAGGGCCAACAAATGATGTTGCGGTCAGGTTGCCGGACACGTCCCAGCTTGGGCCTCCAGTGGACAGCTTGGCAGCGGTCACAGATCCGGCGGTGATTGTCGTGGGAATAGAAATGTTTGCAGACCCATCAAATGCAGTGGCTGTGCCTGTGACATCACCCGTGGTCGCAATGGTCTTTGTGGCAGCCAATTTAGTAGCAGTGTCAGCGTTACCTACGAGCGAAGCTGTAATGGTTCCAGCCGCAAAGTTGCCGGAGCCGTCACGCCTCACGATAGCCGATGCCGTGTTTGTGTTTACTGCGTTGAGCCAGCTAGGAGAAGATGTCCCGTTAGAAGAGAGTACCTGTCCCGCAGTGCCTGCCGCTGTGAAGCCAGTATTAGATGATCCGACTTGCCACAGCACCTGACCAGCTGCGCCGCCAGCGATGGCGGATGACGTGGAGGAAGCCGGAGCGGATACCCATGTCAGCACACCTGACAGCAGACCCAGCACTTGGCCGTTAGTTCCGGCAGGCAGCAATGCTGTCGTGTTGATCGCGGTCTGGTATGGGATTGAATTGGCTGCGCCACCAGTAATGTTGGTTGCGCTAGTGGCGTTTCCGCTTAGTGGCCCGACAAATGAACCGTAGAATGTAGACCCGCCATTGTTTGCGGCGTTAAATGCCCGAATGAAATAGCACAGCAATCCCTCTCCGGCGTTGCGAGTCACGCCAAATACAGTGGCGGGCGCACCAACGGGATCGCATGGGATGACCCACTGCACACGCCTGTTGACCACCACCTTAGATATTTGGCCGTATAGAGCGGTCGTTAGGTTGTCGATCAGGCTAGGGACGGATTCCTGAGATACGCTCGGATACGGCGTATCTTTCCGGCAGGCTCCTCCATATTCTGAGTCAATTCCGTTCATTAGCTATTAGCTACGGAAAACAGGCGCACCATCAAATCGACCGCGAGGAAAAACAAATTTTCCGAGGCTATCACGATAAATGCGCAAACGGCGAACGGTTCCATCCGACCCTCCCTGTTTGCTCTTAAACACGGCAAATGTGTTGGTCACCTTAAGGCAAAGCCACGTCATGATCCGCATATTGGGAGCCTGCGTATTTGTCACAGCCGATCCTTTATCGGTTCCGTATTTGTCGGTGTTATTATTGGTGTAGAGTTGTCCTTCGACGAAGTAGTTAGCCATAATGGAAACACTAATACCAATGGCATTGCGCTATGTCAATACCAATAATTAATCCAGCGTCAGACCAAGATCAGCTATTATATCGGATAGTGTTTCCATCACCGCTTCTGTCTTGAGCGTTTCGACGCCGGAGTGTTTAGTTTTCCAGATAGACTCATGCATACGCCATGCCACTAAATACCAATCGGTGGCGTGTACTGCGTGGCGATGCTCTATTGTTTCTTCTGGCAGTTTGAATTCAAGGGTTGCTTTCATTTGTTTGTTCGGTGGTTTGTTCGGTGTTTATGTCAATGATGGGACGCAGGCTGTCTAGGGTAGTTATTTTGTGTGGCCGGATCTCTGCATCAAGATACTGGCTGAAATCCTCTAGCTGGCCGTCAGGAGCCTCTGGCAGTGACTTAACCTCCTTGCTCTCCTCCACTAGCTCTTTCCATTCGGCCTCCATAGCAGGCGACATCCCAGTGTTCCGGCCCACCATGTTCCATTCCAACTTGAGTGTCGGCCCTTGGCTGATCTGCATCTGTTCCGGCGCAAATTCGCCCGCGATCTTAGCATCAAGTTGCAGCGCGGACATGCGATCAAACACCGCTTCAATTTTGCCGTCAGCCTTTTTGATGACTTTAGTCGGTGCTTCCCCCGCGATCATGCGGCGCAGCATGTCACGTTTCTCGCCAATCGAAATAGGGAAATAAGAATCGATTACTTCCCGCATTTCGGCCAGTCGTGCTTTGACTTCCAGCTTTCGCGCCAGCACGCTACTATCAGTCAGCAGCGAGGTGTATTTCTGATCAGGGTAACATTTACGGTAAGCGTCAACTTGCGTAAGCCCTTGACACAGAAGGCGTACGAATCTTTCGTGCTTTGGATTATTCAGTGCTGGCATAAATGTGGAGTAAACTATCTCTTTTGGTTTAATTGTCGAACAAGAAAGTCATTAATGACCATTTTACTCTTATGCATCCCAATAAGTTTCAAGACAAGATAATTTGGCATAATCTAATCGCATTATCCAAGCAGGTATCCATTGCCAATGTCAATATAACCACAAGTATCGATCATCGTTCCTCCGTTACACGATTTAGATGTTTGCTTACGTTCTACAGGAGGTATATGAATGAACCTTCCGTTGCTGTCTGTTATTTGCACTATGATCACCTTTTGGTCATTGACTAAATACAAAAATCCCCAGAATGGAACAGCAAGAGATTTTGATGAATTGCAGCCGTCGATTAGTTTACGGTAACTGATCATCCACATGTTATCGTATTTCTGTCTAAATGAATCTAATGATTCTCTCCTGCATTTCGATTCAAAGATTCCTAATAATTCATTGTCCTTAATGATAAGGCCGTCAATCAATGCAGCTTTTCGTATGGGCGTATGAATAAATGTGGAAAGTGGATAGTAGTTGCGGATAATTCTGAGCATGTTTTTTTCTTCTTCGACCGATTCCTGACCGCGAGGTGTATTAATGTCTAATGTCATTTTCTTGGCTCAAGCAGGTATGGGCAATCAAATGTGATTATGCGTGGTGGCATAATCATGCTGTAAACCTCTGGCCTTGGAGCAGTCCTTCGGAGACAAGTCTCGCATCCCTCGCGCCATCCTTCTATATCGTCCCCTGATCCGTTGCACCTCGCAATGTCGTTAGCTAATGAGTTTTTTGATTTATTTGTCATGGTTAAGTGAATTTAATTAATATGGTGAGTTATTTGTAATGTTCGCGCTACTTATCTTCGGGATAGGTAGCATTATTACTACATAACGGTAGTATTCGTGTTTTACTAGCTGTAGGTAGTTATCATTCTTCCCAAGGCCATATATTGTTCATAGTTCGCAAACCTCTTCGTGAGCTTTAGCTAGTTGAGTTTCTAAATTGCATATCCATTTGGGGTCTACAAAAACTTTTCCTTGTTTGAGTTCGGCGTTCTCTTTTCGGAGAACAGCGACCTCTTTGCGTAAAGCGGCCTGTTCTTTCTCTAGCTGACGGCAAAACTCTAATGGAATGTGATCCATTATATCCCATTCGTGATCTTTATATTTAGCGTCAGTGCGTGGTGTGTCTGTTGTATTAGTTTCCATATTCTCGTATCCCTGCTTGGCAAAGTTCTTCGTGAGCTTTTGCTAATTGGGTTTCTAGGGCATAGATCCACTTCGGATCAACAAACACCTTTCCTTGTTTTAGCTCGGCATTCTCCCCCCTGAGTCTTGCGACCTCGTTGTTCAGCTCGTTCCTTTCATCGGTTAGGAGTTCAATGACAAGAGCCTTGTTGCACTCATCGCAGCCATCTCCAGTAAGATGCTCTGAAAAAGTTTTGCATTTGCATCCGTAGGGTCTTGCGTTCGTTATCATTTGTGTATTGTTTGCGTTCGTTGTCATTGATAGGTTAGTCTAAGGGCTTCTCTGGCCAGCGTCTCGCAAGCCTCGCGACAGCGGTTGTATGTGCCGTCTGGTCGCTTGGGTGAAGCTATTAGTTCTAGGACGGCTCGTAGCCTTTCGATCTCTTGATGCATAACCATTGCTTGTTCCAACGCGATACAGATGGTGGTACGCGTTTGGTTTATTCTGCCGCATTCGTACGCTTCAAATTTATTGTCTAAACGTTGTGATCCGCAGTGTGTGCAATGTGTTTTCATTTGTTTTTGAATAGTTTTGTAATTGAATTAATTAGATCATTTATTTCAGGGATGAAACAGATTACCATAAACATGGTTGCCATTCCGGCCATGCCTGAGAGGAAACATATTATGATATTCATTTTAATTGATTTAGATACTCCTGTTGTATTTTCTCCGGCCAAGTATGAAATAATGACGTTGTGTCGGTAACCTCATAATTTTCTTGCGCCCACGCCATAGCATCCTGCTCATTGACCTGTATGGCACTTTCTTGGGCCGTAGAGGTGGCTACAGCTCGTTTTCCTGACAATACCGACCAATCCACGCCGGAATCCTCCCAACGGCATTGGTTGAGCCATGTGGAGGGCATTGGGATGTATGCACCCTGATCCTTCTGCCACGCCTGTGATTTTACGGCCTGCTTGATGCTGGCGATGATGGTTTCGGTGTTGGGTAGC